GAACAGGCTTATTTCGCAGACGGCGCCTATTCTCACTGGCTCAGCAGCAACTCGCGCAAACGAGATTACGAATCGGATTAACCAGATAAACGACCGCATTGATCAGATTGAAGAGCTGCGAGACAAGAAATGGACAACAGCAGAAATTGAAGAAATCGCCGGAGACGATGGCAGTAATTACGACTCAATCACAATTCATTTCGCCAACAAGGTAGAAGACGCTCGTGAACGTCGCCGCGAACTACAAAGCAAAATTGACGACGAGCTAGACAAAACAAGTGCAAATCGGAATAGAGAACGCATCCGTGAGTGGAAAGAAGAAATACGCGGCATCAACCGCCGGCTGAAAAATCTGCAGGCCAAATTAGATGAAGCAATTCGCCAGTACGGTTTTGCGGATCGCAGAGGGCGCAGTCTGCGTGAGGATCGCAAGCGTTTGCTGCGTGAGCAAAGCAACCTCAATAAAGAGCTGGCCGAAATCTACGGCGGCACCAGCAATGTGGATCTAGACGCCACAAATAACCGCGCAAGTGGCTGGCAAAATCAGATCACACAAAAGGAAGCGGAAAAGGCTTACTACGAATCCGTCATCCAAAACCCTGAACTGCTAAACGATTTCTTCAACACCAAATGTTTGGTAAAGATTGAAGAGGCTACATACGAAACAATTACGTCCTGTCGTGTTGTGGATTTTGCGCTGAAGGCGCGGATATTCAAGCGCGTACAAGGGCGTCAAAAGGTCTATGGCGAAGTAACCATGGACAACTACAAGGAAAGCGATAACGGCTACAAACTGCGTTCCATGTTCTTCTGGGTCTGGTATCGCCGGACTGGCAACGACTGGACCCGTGTCCCCCGCATTTTCACTATCCGCCGTGGCGCAGACGTAGACAACTTCATTTCGCTGAAATTTATCGCAGACGACAACACAGGCAATTGGCAATTTAAGTTTGAGCCGATTGCTGAAACTGCTGCCGAAATGCGTCAGTACGGCTTCACTGATTTTGCCTACATCGAAAACGCTGGCACTGTCCAAACCATTACCGGACCTGCTGGTGGCACGTTTACTTTCACCGGCAAACTACGCAACCGCGACGGTTATTTAGCGCCAATCAACCGCAACCCATCTGAGCTTGACGAATGGAGTCTGTTCTCCATGCGCTCTGATACACAACTGGCCTTCAGTTTCGATAACGGTCCAGAGTTAGAAATCAAGGCTGTCACCGAGCAATCCACCGAGGCGTTTAGCTCCTACCCGCAGCTGTACAACAACCTGACGATGCTGGGCTTCAACGTCTACAGCGGTCAGGGCGTACAAGATTTGCGTTCCATGAGCGTGTTCGTCAATAAAGGTCGGCTGGTGCGCCGCCTAAACGACGACGGCAGTTACAGCTCCACGCCCAACACCGCATCCAGCTTTGCGCCTGAAATCTTTTTAGACACCATCCTTGACACGGTGGATGGCATCGGACAGTTCGCCAAGATTGAAGGCATTGATCTGCCTGCACTGGCACTGGCTAAGCGTTTCTGCCAGCGCAACAACCTGTTCTTTGACGGTGTAATTGCTGAGCCAACTGCTTGGCGTCAATTCTGGGCAGAAGTCGGTCCGTACAGCCTGCTGGAACTGGGGCGTATCGGCGGCAAGGAGACTTTGATCCCTGCAGTGCCCTGTGACAACGCCGGCAACATCACCCGCACGGTGCCAATCCGCGCCATGTTCACCGCCGGCAACATCCTTGAAGATTCCTACAAGGAAGAATTTATTGATTACGGCAGCAGTGTTCAGGATCTGATCGCCACGGTGATTTATCGCAACACCGAACGTGACGGCGTGTTTCCGCGTAATGCCAGCGTTGATGTAAGCCTTGTTGGCGTGACTGAAGCAACCGCAATCCGCCAAACGTTTGACCTGTCGCAGTACGTCACCAACAGAAGCCAAGCGATTATGTACGCCAAATTGTTGTGCCAGCAGCGCCGCAACATCCGCCGCAATATCGAGTTCAAGACCTTCCCAACCGACAGCCCTCTGTCCCCTGGCGCTTACATCTACGTTGATGCCGGTCTTCAGGAATGGCAGGGCATCTACAGCGGACAGGTTGAATCGGGTGGCGCGTTAAATATCCCGCTGGCCGACGCAATCCCCAACGGCAGCTACAGCGTGCTGCTTTACAGGGACGGCCAAAGCGTCATCACTACAACCGCCAGCATCAGCTCCAACGTGGCTAGCTCCCTTGCCGGTTACGAAGGCTGGCTATTTGTACTTGGAACACCTGCCAAGGCAAAGCGCACCTTCCGCGTGGTTGAAGTCCAGATGGACGAGGAAGGCGAAGTCAGCGTCCGGGCTGTGGAGCATCCTTGCGATAACTCCGGCCAAAGCCTGATTGCTGACTTTAGCGACGGGCTATTTGTCATCCGCTAGCCTGAACCTACGCATAACACGGTCTGATGGGCTTCTATACAGGTCGCTCCGGTTCCTTGGTGGTGGACGGGAAGCCTGTCGCCAAGATCCGTGATTGGTCGCTTGATACGACGGTTGAACTGATCAACACCAACACGGTCGACAGCACCAGCAATACGTTTGTACCCGGCATCAAAAGTGCCACGGGCAGCGCCACGCTGGTGTACTACAGGCTTGAAACTGGTGAATCTGCAAACTACAGCCAGTTCACGGCACTACTGGGCAAGATCCAAAAGGTTGGTGCGGTGGCCGAATCTGACCGCGTGTTGATGGAGCTGAAAGTCGGCACCAACGCCAACGACAACATCCAGTTTTACGCCTACATCACCTCGGCACAGGTGGCGGTATCGACGGGCGAACTGACTTCCGTGCCAATTCAATTTACGGTTGACGGCGACTTCATTGCCGGAGGCGTAATCGAATGACGGTATTTCTTGGTATTCACGGCTCTGTAAAACTGCGTCGTAATACAGGCGTCATCCCGATTGAAGTTGCCGACAGTATTGACCCAGCAGATGTAAACACAAACCTCGATCGCATTGGTTTTAATACATCGTTAGACAATATCCTGACCGGTGACCGCGTAGACATTACGACCACCGACGCACGCGGCTTGGTGTGTTTTGCCAGCAGTGCATGGGCCTCCGGCGTGGTGGAGCACTCAATTTCGGCTTACGTCAACGTCAACAACGCAGGCGGTTTACGGTTTTTCACTACTTTTTCCGATGCGGTCAATAACAACAGAGCTGCTGAGCTGAGCACCTATGCCTTTACCGGCAACCCGCTTGCGATCAGCTACACAATCCGCGACGTTAATTACAACACCCTTGGTAACGTCATCAGCTATCAGCTGAACACCGACCGCGAAGCGCTTGACGCCACAACGTTGAGCGATAAGTTTCGCAGCCAATTTGCGGCAGGACTGATCAGCGGCAGTGGGACGATTGATTGCCTGTTTGATTACACCACGAGCGGCGAAAAGGAAACGCCCTTGGTGATGCTGCAGTTGATCCAGCGTCTTGATATTGGCAGCGAGTTTGATTGCGCCTTTTATCTGACCGACTCCGAAATTACGCCTGAAACAGAAACCATTTTTTACCAAGCAACCGCGATGGTCACGCGGGCTGGCGTCACGGTCAACACAACTGACACGATCCAGTGCGCGATTGATTTCGTAACCACAGGCGAGATTCGGTTGCTGGTGGGACGCCCTGCTGATTACATCCTGAAGGAAGACGACGACCGCATCCAACTGGAACAGTCTCTGAACTTCCTGCTACAGGAAACGACTGATTAAACTGACTTTACGGCCGCAGGCACCGGAGGCTTTACCTTGTCCGACCAACGCATTACGCAGTTACCTGCCCTTTCGGCTGCGTCTGCGGCGGCCACCGACGTATTGCCTGTTGCCGACGTATCGGCCAGTCAGACCAAAAAGATCACAGTCAAAGATCTGGTGGACGCCGGTCTTGACCTTGTAGATGCCAGCAGCATTGATCTATCAAAGCTGGATCAGTCCAGCACCACCAAGATCGGCGCTACTGCCCTTGCTTCTGGCGCTGTCACTGCTGCCAAGCTCGCGGCTGATTCCAGCATTGCGGTTGATACCACTGCCCCCAGCTCCGATAACTTTGAGGGCCGCGGCTATTACAACAGCAGCACTGGCATCCTGAAGGTTTATGCGGCTGGTGCCTACGCGGACGTAAACGCGAGCATCGCCAACGACGCAGTTACTACCGCCAAGATCCTTGACGGCGCTGTAACGACTGCCAAATGCAGCAACCTTGGCGCGGCAGCACTGGCTAACGGTGCAGTTACCTACGCCAAGATCCAAGATGTTTCCGCCACGGACAAACTGCTGGGTCGCAGCAGCTCAGGCGCTGGTGATGTTGAAGAAATTACGTGTACGGCTGCTGGCCGTGCATTGCTTGACGATGCTGACGCTGCAGCACAACGCGCCACGCTGGGCCTTGGCACTCTTGCCACACAATCCGGCACCTTCAGCGGCACCTTCAGCGGCACCAGTTCTGGTACTAATACCGGCGATCAAACAATCACGCTGACCGGTGATGTTACCGGCTCTGGCACTGGATCTTTTGCTGCCACCATCGCAAGCACGGCAGTTACCGAAGCCAAGCTGGCTAGCAACGCGGTTTCTACCGGCAAGATCGTTGACGACGCCGTAACCGCCGCAAAACTGGCGGACAACAGCGCGATCATCGTCAGCAATGCCACCCCGAGTGGTTCTGGCGCATTTACGGGTCAGCAGTGGCTGAACACTGCAACAGGTATTGAGTACACCTGGACTGGCAGCGCATGGCAACGTCAGGCAGCGGTCAACACGCTTACGGTCAGCGACGCCTCGCCACTGGCGTTTTCGGTTTCGTACCCGGATAACTTCAGCGCCAACGTTGACGTAACGCTTGACACTCAAGCCGCCAACCGCGTCTGGGCTGGACCTACTACTGGCTCTGATGCTGCGCCTAGTTTCCGCGCATTGGTTCCCGGCGATCTGCCTGATGCCACCAGCGTTGCCAAGGGCATCATTGTTCCTGGCACGGGTCTGTCGGTTAGCAGCGGCACGCTCAATCACTCCAACAGCGTTGCAACTGGTACTTACACCAAAGTCACGGTTGACGCGCAGGGTCACGTCAGCGCCGGCACCACGCTGAGCGCATCTGATGTACCAAGCCTTGACGCCAGCAAGATCACAACCGGCACCTTTGCCACGGCCTTGGTTGCCAATGACGCGATCACGGGCGCAAAGCTGTCGGATTACTCCACCGCACAGATCGGTGAGGCACTGCCAACGGCTGACTTTATCGGTCAGTTGTTCTTTAACCCGCTTGATAAGAACATTTATCTCTGGGACGGTAACGTCTGGCAGCCGGTCGGTGTTTCGCTGGGTGAGCTGGTATTCGCCGGCACCTATAACGCCACCCTGAACGAGGTTGTTACTACTACAACGGTCGGCGCTGCTGTCGGTCTGGTGGCTGGTGATCCGCTGCCTGCTGCATCTAGCACCCTCACCTCTTATTACGTGGTGGTTGCCGAAGCTGGTACGGGTGTGGCGCCTGCACCTGCTGTTGCACTGGCACCGCCTGACATCATCCTTTGCGATGGCGCCAGCTGGACTGAAATTGACGTGTCCAGCACGTATGTGGCGCAGACCGCTGCAAACGTTGGCTTTACACCTGCAGGCACGATTGCTGCCACCAACGTTCAAACCGCAATTGAGGAGGTTGCCACTGAGGCAGCTAACGCCACAAACCTGACAAGCGGCACCGTTGCTGTTGGCCGTGGTGGCACTGGCGTCACCTCTTACACCAAGGGTGATCTGCTGGCGGCATCGGCTAGCACCACGCTCAACAAGCTTGGCGTTGGCACCA